GCCCCTTGCGGAGCCTCCGTTTTATTTCTCAATATGGATAACTGTATTAGGCCTCACGCTATGCGTGGTCCCATATCGATATGCCTCTCTTAGTATCGCCTCGATCTTCCCGGCCTCTTCGGCAGGATCCTCCGGCAGTTCAAACCTACAGGTGTAATCCCTGGCCTTAAACAGCCCGCCGCAGTCTCGCCGGTACTTAGCAACCATTGATCGCCAGATTATAACCTGAAGTAGATTATCAAAGGCTGCTTCAGTTCGGAAGCCCGCTCTTACTTCGTCCTCAGTCAGATCAATGACAAGATCCTTATTAAACTTTGCTCTTGCCTCTTCTTCGCTTATCGATATGCTCACTCTGCCACCTCCTTAAGCACTTCCAGCTGCAGAACCATTTACCGCTGTCCTTATACGCCCACTCAGTCCCGTAAGCGATAAACAGCTTATCACACAAGTAACAGCGCTTATTGCCTTCTGTCATTGTGAAGTTGCCGCTAACTCCTATTATCCTATCTGCCATAAATAAAACCTCTCCTAATCTCAAACGGTACTTCGATCAGACAAACGCCGCCCGGCACGATCTGGGGCTTAAGCTTCCCTTCGTATACGGCGCCCAGTTTGAAGTTATCCCAGGTCACTTGATCGTGACAATCGGCAGGCAGGCCTGCGATCGTTACCTTCGGCTTAGTCTTATCCGTTACCTTGTTAGTATACTTTAATCCGTCCTCAGTCTCTTCTGCGTAGATCTCTTCGTAATAACATTTACTATGGAGATACCGCGCCCTTTTAAACGTGGCCTCATGGTCCCAGGCGCCAAGTTTATATTTATCTATCTCCAGCTCTTTAGGTATCTCAAGGCCTACAAGGTGTAAGCTGTCCGTGTCTGCATACAGGAACCGGTCAAACACTTTTTGCGCTGCCCTGATCGTCTTGTTACGCGCCCATGCTGTTATGAACATACCGACGGGAAGATAAACCGGCTTTTTCGGATCCTCGTGCTCGATTGTAGTCTTAACCATATCGTCATGGAGCACAGGCCTCTTTATATCTGCTTTGGGGTTCGTCGCAAACTTCCCGTAAAGCGAGTTAAGCATAAGCTTCGCCAGAATATAATGCGAGTAGTCGCCCTTCTTTTTACTCTCTACCTTTACGTTAGTCCAATGGTTAACATAGTCCTTGAAGATCGCACCCTTTGCCTTAAACTTCCAACCGGAGTGATACTCCAAGTTATAAACGTCGTAATGCTCAAAGAACAGCTTAAGATCTACGGAAGTCAGGCACAGGTCCACAATGCAGCCATGTGAGCTTGCAAGGTAATCCGTAGACTTAAAGAGCGGATTGCCTTTGATCTGGATCGTAGGCAAGTGCCGGGGTTTGAGCTCAAACTGGCAGGACAAATGCTGTATAAATATCGGATAAAACTTATCGGCCTTAAGCTCTCCCTTCTGCCATACTCCCGCGCCAAACGGCAGCAGGCAATCAGGATCAGCCATAACCGAAGGATAAAGCGAGTTAACGTCTAACACAATACCTTCTCCGATATCCTGCCCCTGGTAAAGCGGGTTAGTAAACGTCCAGCCGCCTCTGTAGCCTTGCCTTATATCTGCGTCATACTCAGGCGCCGGGAAGTAGTTATCAAAGTGCTTAGTCATGCCCTTATAAAAGGTCAGGGCGCAGGATCCTATCGTTAACTTCGTCATATTTGCGTCATACAAGGACCGGAGCGCCAGCGCCGGGATATCAACGTCGTTAAAGATATAATCGAGCTCTTCCTGAGTAGGTTTATGTCCCGGAGCTCTGTAGGCGCTATAGTCGATAGATCCCTTTAGCATGGGAAGGTGGAAGTCCTTAGCGATCTGCTCGACCTTAAACGGCAGGAGCTTAAGACTGTCTACTATTTTAATCTGGTGGCCCTTAAAGCCGATCGTTAACGTGTACCATTGCCCCATATCTGATATAAGCGTTGAATACTCGTTAAACTTTAGTTTCTTAAATTTAGGATCCACCCATGTATAGCCGGCCTTCTCCAAGTAGTCTATGATAAACTGCCCGTCAAACTTCAAATTATGAAAAGACAGCTGTGCCTTCTCCAGGCTCTCGGCCCATTCCAGGAAGCTTTTTATATCTGTCCCCCAGTAGTGAAAGTCGCTATAGAGATCCCGCGCAGCCCACAACCACACGCGGCAGTCAGTAGGATCCGTCGTAGTTTCAAAGTCGCAGGAATAAAATCTTTTCTTTTCGCTCATAGGATTAACCTGCCTTTATTTTTTCCTTCTTGTCTTTGCAGGTTCCCAGTCCGGGAACATATGCGCAAGTACGTCCTCCTGCTCTTCGGCTACGGAAGCGCTTACAATCTCGTCAATGTAAGCTTTGCGAGCTTTCGTGTAATATGCGTCCTCAACGCCCACGTCAATAAGAGCCTGCTTTAATATCTCAATATAATTATCTTCTTTGTCGTTGTCGATCTCGTAAACGGTCTGGATATCGAAAAGCTCTTCGTGATAATATGCTTTCAGGACCTTTTGGGGATCGGCCTTTAAGAGCATAGCGCAAAGTCTGTTAGCTTTATCTCCGAAAGTTTTCTTTAATGATACGATCAGGTTATCAACGAAACGCTTATCACTCTCAGCCGTTATCATTTTAGGAAGAGACTTAATAAAGTAATCTTCGTCGCGCTGGCTCCTAAATGTCCGGTCAGTCTTAAGCGGCTCAAAAGTCTTTACTCGGATATCTCCCATTTCGGCACGCCTAAGTCCGGTCTCAGCTCCGGCTACTTTAACCTTTTCCATGCCGGCGGCCTTTTTACGCTTTGCTCTTCTCTCGTTAATGATATTGAGCATTGCCTTCTGGTAGCTCTGTCTTATCTTAGGAAGCTGCACCTTCCCTGACTTATAAAAACCTTCTGAGTTTTTCTTTGCCGCTGCGGAAGCTACCTGTCTCAGTTCTCTATGAGTAAATACCGAAACGTCGTTGATCTTATCCGGAAGCAGCGAAGGATCCACGCCGGACGCTACCAGCTCGTCAATGCGCTTGTTAAATCTTGCAGCGATCGCCGCCTTATTCTGCGGCGGGTTCTTTCGTTTTGCCATTTCTCTACCTCCTTAAGCAGTTAAAGAAAAGGCCCGCCGTTAAGCGGGCCCGGCTTAAAGCCATGAGGGTTTAGGGGTTAGTTGGCAATCTTAAGTGTGAGAAGTGCGCGATCTCCCTTGTTGATCTGCTTACAGATAACAGTCAGGGGCTCGTCCCACTCGGAAGGCTCGCCGAAGGTCTGAACGATCGTCTTAAGCGCGTTATAAACGCCTTTGGAGACGCAGCTGTAAGTAGTGCCGTCAGCGGCGAAAAGGATAACACGCGGGCAGGTAACGGTCTCGCCGGGTACTTCCTGGCTCTCGCACTCAACGGGAGCAATGTAGATATTAACAAGCTCGATCTTCTCGTTAATGTGATCCCTTAACTGCTCGTCCGGGTTCTGAATGGCGTTAACAAGGGCGGCCTTGTCTGCCTTCGTGTCTGTGTTACCTGAAAAATACTGCGCGTTTGCTGCTGTAAGGTCCGCAACGATCTCGGCCTTAGCGTTGGAAGTTGTAAGTTCTGTGCTCATGTTGGCACCTCCGTAATATTTTATTTGCAGGATTTAACGGCCTGCTCCGTAATGCGGGCCGCAGGATTTGAACCTGCGCCGGCTCGTCAGCCGGGCGGCTGAGACTAAGATCTTTAGCCCTTCGCTCCAGCGCCCGCGCCTCAAGGTTTCCCCATGAGCTCTTTTAGTTTACTCCATAAGGCGCCAATCGTCAAGAGCCATATAGGTATTAACGTGCCAAGTTTGCTTAAGCATTTTACCGTTTGCCATTTTACAGAAGGCTTCCGCTGTCTCTTCGTCTGTAAAGAAAGCTATCTCCCAGTTCCCCGCGGCCTGGTATATGACCTTATATGCAAGGTAGTTCGTGCCTACTATTGCTTTTCGCATTTTTCTGCCTCCTCATGCTTCTTTAAGAGCTCTTTGCCGTAACGGTCCACAAGGCGGCTTACTGATATGTCCTGCTCGATCGCTTCGTGCTTAAGCCCTTTTATAGCGTCCTCTGAAATAAATACTCCTACATTCTTCTTTTTATCCATTTACTTAACTCTCCTTGTCATTATCGCCCGGTTAAGATCGCACTCGCGCGGGCTCTCGTTATCTTCTAATCTTTTATAGTTCCTAAGGTCCAGCGCGTCAACTTCAAGCGTCAACGCCTTCTTTTTAACTCTGTTGTCCGGGATATATCTACCCTTGTCTATGTCCCAGCGCTGCCTCTGCAGGACGACCTTTTTCATTATAGCGTCAATGATAACTACTCTGAAAGTGAAATTATCGTTATAAACGATATCATATAGATTTATATTATTCATTTTCTAATCCTCTATCTAATAACAGCGTAGTCAATAGTGTGAGCTCTAATCCGTATAGGCCCGGATCCATTTCCGGCTCGTTTATATTAGCCTGCGGAAATTCAGGCCAATAAGTTTTGCTGTCTACACAAATCTTATTCCAAAGTTGACGGGCTGCTCTATGACCTACGCCAAGCTCTAAGAGTTCGGAGCAGGCTTTAGCGAGAAGTTGAGCTATAAAAGTTCTTTCAGGAGCATTAAGAGATATTTCGCAAGGCGTATCCATTTTCACATTACCGGCTATTTTAATATTAGTTATCATCTTTTTTCACCCACTTTCTTATAATATCCGCTGCGTGTAATGCACCCAGGAGCAGCACGGCTCCGGTAATCACCTTGCAGCAGGTTAAGATCTCGATAATGATATACTCGTTCATTTAACTGCCTCCCCGTTTCCGCTAAGCTGCTTCATGAATTTTAAATTTTCGGCAATAAGAAAGCCGTTTTCACGTTGTACTTCTTTAATCCTATTGTATAGTATGGCGTTTTCAAGGCGAAGGTTGCGGATCTCTTTGTCCTGGCTGCTATTATATAAGCGTAGACTGTCAATAGTTACATTTAATGTTGCAACCTTTATGCGCAGCTCTTCAAGTTCTGTCATTTTATTACCTCCGGCCCGTCTATATCTTCCGGCTGGGGAGTGATCGAAAAGCTCGCAACCTCCGACAGCCTTATAAAGTGTTCGTTTTCTCCAAGCTTATAATGAAGCTTTCCCGCTTCTGTGTGAAGCTCTTTTGTAGCGAAGTACATTACTTTGCCGTCCTTATAATATACGTTAATCTTCATCTTCTGCCTCCATCATCCAAAGGTCCATCAAGGCCTCTATCGCTTCGGTATATCTCTCGAACACCATTAGCTTTCTCATTGTTGAAGTGTAAGGGTTGTCTGAGGCCTCTTTTCTCAATTGCCGCAATTCCTTTAATATTTCGTTAAGTTCCATTTTTGTTACCTCCTTTCTGTTACCCATTATAGCACTATTATATAGAATGTCAATAGAAATTATAAAGTTCTACAATTCTATAAGATTTCTATAAATTGATTGACAATTTGCCTATTTCTTCCTATAATAAAAGATAGGTAAGGACCGTCAGGCTTCTGAGCTCTGCCGGGGCTGATCCTGAAACATGGATCCGGCGAGCCTATGGGGGTAGCACCTACAGATTAACTTGAGACCTTGCCGAAACCAGTAATTAAGCGCGGGGTGTTAGCTCGTTACTTCGTAGCGAGCCCTTCCCCGCGGCATTACTGAGGTAGACACATGAGCGAAGATAAAAAGTTTTGGTTTGATTACACCTACAAGAGAATAAAGGCCTGCCACAGGCTCGTTAACTTCGTTGTCGGCGCCCGTGGCTGCGGTAAGACCTTCGCATTTAAAGAGGACGCCGTAAGCTCCTTCCTTAAAGACGGGAGTCAGTTTGTATATATGCGCCGTTACGAAAAGGAACTTATGGAAGCGAAGGCCAGGGAGCTTTTCTTTCCCTTAGATCTCCGCAAGAAGTACGCAGAGCACGAGCTTGTCTACCGCAACGGCTATTACATGATAGACGGCAAGCCCGCAGGCTTCCCTTTTCCCTTATCAACTTCAGGGGAAATGAAGTCAATAGAGTACGATAACGTAACTAATATCTGCTTTGACGAGTTTATCATAAAGGGAGGCTCCGGGTATCTTCCTAACGAAATGTTTCTTTTTAATGAGGCGCTCGTTACGATCGGACGTATGAGGGCCCCGCAGTTTTTCCTGATGTCAAACAACATCAGCTGGCAAAACCCTTACTTCACGCGCTACAAGATACCGCGCCTCGAAAAAGGCGAGGAGCTATTTTTAGCAAAGCGCTACACACTATGCAAACCGAAGTCAGAAAAGTATAAAAAGGCTGTGGCTGAGAGCCCTGTAGGAGCCTTCCTTAAAGAAATGGATCCGGATTACTTCGATTACGCTTTTGATAACGAAACACATGACGAGACGAATGATTTTATAGCGGATCGTCCTAAAAATACAAGATATCTCTGCACCATTAACTTTGACAATGATACCGTCGGTATTTGGGTAGACAACGCGGGCCTGCTTTACGCCTCGCTGAAAACAGATCCTTCTGCACTGATCACGTTTAATTGCAGCCGGGCAGACCTTAAGAAAAGCCGCCTTAACTTTAAACGAGGCGGGATATTTGACCGCATACAGTCGGCCTACCTGTCTGACCGGCTCTTTTATGAGGACCAGACCACTAAAGGCATTGTTACGGAGCTAATGCGCTTCGTTCTATATTAAAGAGAGGAGGTAATCTTATGGACTGGAATACTGCGATAACTTTGATCTCGTCTTTGGGCTTTCCGATCGTGGCCTGCTGCTTTATGGCCTACTTCGTTAAGGACCTGATTAACAGACAACGCGAAGAGACGAAAGAGCAGAACGACAGACACAGGGAGGAAATGTTGGCATTTCGTACAGCTATCGATAATAACACGGAAGCTTTGAACAGGATCCTCGACAAGTTAGGAGGCGTGAGATAATGGAGAACAGTAAATATTTATGGGATCGCCTTATAACCGCAGGATATCGCCCGGAAGCTGCTGCGGGGATCCTGGGAAACATAAGAGCCGAAAGTAACTTTCGCCCGGATAACCTGCAAAATACCTATGAACGAATTTTAGGATATACTGATAAAGAGTATACCGAAATGATTAACGCCGGGACCTACTCCTATCAGCAGTTTATTAACGATCACGCGGGCTACGGCCTCGCGCAATGGACCTATAAGACAAGGAAGGCAGAGCTTTATAAGGCGTGCTTCCCTGATATCGGAAGCCTTGAAAAGCAATGTGATTACCTTCTTAAAGAATTAGGCTGGTACTCGGCGCTTCAGGGGATCTTAAAGACCGGCACGGTCCGCGAGTGCTCCGTCGCCGTGCTGCATTTATATGAAGCGCCGGGCGATCAGTCGGAGACTGTGGAGCTAAGGCGCTACGGCTACGCACAGGAAATATTTGATAAATACGCGGGAGAGCCTGCCGCTGTATACAGCTGGCAGCTTAACGCGTATAAGATAAAAGAAAACGCTATTAACTTTATGAGCACGGTTCCCGGTTCCTTCGTGATCGAGAAAGAGCCCGGCCTTTATGCTGTTTGTTATGGAGCATATAACTCAGAAGCCGAAGCCGCCGATCACAAAACCGAAGCCCGGAGCTTTTCAAAGAAGGCGTTTATCATCACCATAACAAAACAGGAGGTAAAAGTATGAAGCTATCTAAAGAAGAGCTCATTGAGAAGATCCAGGGCTCAGAGGTTGCTGACGAAATTAAAATGAGTTTGTTAGAGGACGTCAGCGACAGCTTCGAGACGATCGACAAGACTAAATTTGTTGAAGTTGAGAAGTACGACGAACTTAAAGACAAGTATATCAAGCGCTTCTCCGAAGGCGCAGTAACAGAAGAGGCTCCGGCCACAGAAGAGCCGGAAGTTAACCACGAGATACAGATCTCAGATTTATTTGAGGAGGCATAAAAATGGCTATTGTTCCCAGCAAAGTAACACTCACAAAGTCGGCTTCAGGTATCCTGAACGCACTTAGAAACGGTATCGGCGGCGATTATTACGCAGGCGTACCGGAAGCAAACGACACCACAGCGTCGATCCGTGCCGTTGGTACTGCGATCCTTGCGCAGCAGTCAAGAAGAAATGCTTTCGTTGAAACACTCGTTAACCGTATCGGTATGGAGATCTTAAGATCCCGCCAGTATCAGAACCCCTGGGCTATGTTCAAGAAGGGCTTCCTTGAGTACGGCGAGACCGTTGAAGAGATCTTCGTTAACCTTTGCGAAGTACGCGGTTACAGCTTAGAGCAGGCTCCTACAAGAGTACTCCAGAACACTAAGCCGTCTGTATCGGTAGCGTTCCATACTCTTAATATCAGGGCAGAATATCCCGTAACGATCACTAACGCAAACCTTCGCCAGGCGTTCCTGTCTGCTGACGCGCTCCTTCGTTTCATCGACGGCATTATCAATAATATGTATACTTCGATGAACTACGACGAGCTGCTTCTTATGCAGTACGAGCTTGCGCTTCTTGCACTTAACGGCGAGCTTCCTAAGAAGGTCATTTCTACTCCCGCCGCAGGTACAGCCGCAGCTATCGCTACAGACATTAAAGAGATCTCTAACGAAATGGTATTTATGAAGGATAAGTATACCATTTCCGGAAACAAGAACTTTACAGTTAAGGAAGATCAGTATATCCTTGAGCAGACCGGTCTTAACGCCGTACTTGACGTTAACGTGCTTGCAACGAGCTTCAATATGGATAAAGCAGAATTCCAGGGCCACGTTGTCCTCATGGATAACTTGGGCGATATGGATAACGCGAGACTTGCAAAGCTCCTTGATAAGGATAGCGACTTCGTTGCTTTCACAGCTACACAGCTCAGCTATCTTGCTAAGATCCGCGCTCTTATCTGCGCCCGTGACTTCTTCCAGATCTACGACGTAGAGCAGACAATGGAGGACTTCAGAAACGGCTCCGGCCTCAGCTGGAACTACTTCCTTCATAAATGGCAGATCGTCTCGGCTTCACCTTTTGAAAACGTATGCCTGCTTACAGATCAGGCCTCAACGGTTTCTTCGATCTCCGTATCGCTCGACGCTGCTACAATGAGCGCAGCAGGCACTAACGGAGCAACCGCTACCGTTACAACTACCGGCTTCGCTTCCAAGAACGTAAAGTGGAGCCTCGTAGTAGGAACCGGTACAGCTGCAGACCTTACAAACGGCCTTATCTCTATCGACGACTTCGGCGTTATCACTCTTAAGACCGGCTACCATACCGGTACCTGGACCGTAACAGCAACAGCTGTTGAGGACGGCACAACGACCGGAACCGCTACCCTTACACTTAGCTGATAAGCAACATTTTCTGTCCTTTCTGAATGAGCCCCGGAGTAGCTGGAACTGCTCCGGGGCAGAAAGAATTGAGGTATCTAAATGGCATTAACTACCGAAGTATACCTTTGCAAAAATACAAAGCTTTTCCCCGGCTGCACGGATAACTACTATTTCTCTTCTGAAAGTGCAAGAAAGTCTTTCTTTCAGGGTAAATCAGCTTCCGGATTGCATTTTACGGCGTTAAGTTATCAGCGTGAAACGCGCTCTATGCGTCTACCCGTCGCGCTTATGCACGCCGAAGAGTGCGATTATCTGATGTTCAATAATCCCGCCTACGAAAACAAGTGGATATATGCCTTCATTGAGAAGTGTATCTATATCAATGACGAGGTTACGGAAGTACGCTTTATCGTGGATCCTGTTCAGACCTGGCTGCCTTCCTGCACGCTTGCGCCTTCGGAGATCTTAAGCGAGACCGTCGCCCTTGACACTAAGTTTTCGGAGATCATGAACATTTCCGATTATATAAGCGGGACATTTAAGCCGCACGCTAAAGGCACGCTCACAGGCGTTTCTGATTATGCAACGGAGTATGTCTGCATAATCTCTAATGCCCTGATATGCCCGGATAAAAACTTAAGCCATTACGACGGGACAAAATGGCAAGCCCATTTTTCTACGGAGTACGGCACTAACTGCGGCAAAGGCGACACGCTTTGCTATTATGTCTTTAAGCTTGAAGCACTCACAAACGCCGACTTTATAAGTAAGGCGCTGGGCGCTATGGCTTCGGAAGCTATAAGCGGCACGCTCTTCGCAGCGAAGTACAAAGTGCTTAATATATGTATGGTTCCCGCTATTTGCTTACCTGCGGGAGCTGTGGCGCACCTTGAGACAGCTGACAAAACAAACATTGCTTGTATATGTCCTGATCCTGACAGGTTTAACGACCAGATCGATACAACAGCGGGCGGAGATCCTATATCACTTGATGATTGCTGGACTTCCCTTTATACTTACGGCTCCGTTGACGGATCGTTTGAGGCGTATGCTTATAACGCAAGCCCCAGGAGCACGGAGGCGATACTTTCGCTTGATACTGCAAGCGTTGGTATTTTTGGCGGATATACGCCTAAAAACAATAAATTATACTCGGCGCCTTACTGCAAGCTCAGGATCTTAAATAACATGGGCGACGCTCTCGACCTTTGGCCGCAGTATTTTACGAACTTCTCGACGGCGCCCTTTGATTTTAACTTCCGTTTTGCGATCTACGGCATACTCGGAGAATGTCCGGACGTTGTGCTTTATCCTAAGAGCTATCTAAAGAGCGGAAGCAATACGATCAATCCGGAGTACAGGCTTTCAATGGCGCCCTTCCCTAATCTTCCATATAATGAAGATAAATTTGCGGAATGGCTCCAGCAGAACAGCATAAGCAACGCGCTCCGTGTAGGTAAGGGTGTTATGGAACTCGCCGTGGGTAATATCCCCGGAGCGATCAGTACCGGCGCAAATATGGTTTCGGAAGTTAACAGCGTAACAAGCCAGGGCATAAGCACAAACCTTCCAGGTAGTACCGGAGCAGTAGCAACAGCCTTAGACCTTCACGCCTTCAAGTGGGAATACTTAAGCTTACAATATTACGACGCTGTTAACGTGGATAACCATTTCAAGAAGTACGGCTATAAGGTTTCAATCTTCTCAACTCCTGCTTTTGATCGCCGCGTTTCATTTGACTATTGCCAGACCGTGGACGCTGCTTTTTCATCAGCACCCATTCCCGGAGAAATGCAAAAGGAACTTATAGCGCTCATGGATCGAGGTTTGAGGCTCTGGCATGGTAACTACTTAGGCGATTATTCAAGAGATAATCCTATAGCAACTTAAGGAGGCGGATAAATGTATATTAAAGACTTCGCCGATTTCTTAAAGAAAGAGAACACGAAAAACCCGCTGCGCTTACGGGAAGCGATCATATTTAACCACTTCCTTTTTAAGCTCGTGGGGCTTGCAACGACGAGCATTAACTGGGTAAACCTCCCGTCAGAGATCCCGGAGCGGATCCTGGAGCGCAATTTGCTCTTTAATGTTCGCGGCGCTTTCTTTAGGGACGAGGTATTAGATCAATATATCGGACTTCCCGCAGCTGCAGCCGGTAAGCTTAACGCCTACGGCCTGCCGAACTATGTAAGAGCTTACGGGAAGAACGGTTATAACTACGTTGTTGATATAGCACATAAGAAGGGCGTGCTTATCTTCGACAATTACAACGACAGGGCGCTTATCAATGACCTTGTATTATATGCGCAGCGTATGACAGACATACTCACAACGCTTAACGTCAATCTCCGCCAGCAGAGGATCCCGCTTATCTTTAAGACAACTGCTCAGGGTAAGCAGGTAGTAGATCGCGCAATGCAGGCCAGCGACGCGGGAGCTTATGCCTGCGCCGTAGATAAGACCTTGAGCCAGGATATAGGAGAGCTTCTTTATCAGCCCGTGCCTTTTCTTGCGCCGGGATTGCAGGACCAGCTGGAGAAGATCTGGGGCGAAGCTCTTACCTTCCTCGGCATTGTTAACGTAAACGAGAAGGCAGAGCGCCTTAACTCGTTTGAAGTAGGAAGCCAGATAGAGGAGACCGTTTCCCAGCTTAACACAAGGCTTAAACCGCGCCAGGAAGCCTGCAGGCAAATAAATGAGATTTACGGCCTTAATGTGGACGTTATGCCGGCGTCGTGGGTACTCGCAAGGTCAAGATCCGACACGCTCGACGAGAACGTGCCGGAGGAAAGAGATCCGGATATGCTGGAAGCTTCGCCGGTAGATCCGACAGAAAAGGAGGCAGAAGCATGAATGACGATCTTATTTTAAAAGACGCTTACGCTTCAAGCGCGGCCCTTTTCTTAGGCGTAACTCTTCCCAGCTCCATATATAATGATGAGATCAAATATCTTGTCTATAACCGCTGGAAGTACAACCTTCTTATAATGGAAGATAAGGACCTATGGCACGACTTTTTCGAGTTTAAGACGCGCGAAGTCTGGGATATGGCCGTTAAGCTTATGAAGTCGGCGGAGCTTATCGCAGATCCTTCTAGACAGTGGTATAAGAAGAGCGACAAGGACGGGAGCAACACCCTTACTGATACCTTGCAGATCGTCACGGACCGCGAGAGTGCAGACGCTACAAGCGGCTATAATAACACTTCGACCGAAGGATCAGGAACTACGGGAGAGCTTACCAAGCACTCAGACACGCCGCAGTCATCAGTCAACAACCTGACGTCCGGTTATCTTTCGGACGCTACAAAGACGGACGGCGAGAGCTCCAGCACCGGCGAAACAGGAAGTAACTACCTTGACGCTTCAAGCCATAACTCCAACGACACCGTTACCCATTCAGGCGGAAACGAGAACGAGTACGAAGATCATTTGGAAGAGTACGGCTATAACGACCAGGCAGAAATGCTCCTTAAATACCGGGAGACCATTAAGAACATAAAGGAAGAGGTTTCGAACCTGTGGGCGGAGTGCTTCGATCCCTTCTATGCAATGTATTGATACCTGTACCTGTAGCGGCAGCTGAGCAGCTGCTTCAAAGTTTAAGAGACGGCACCCACCCGCTTATCCAGAGGACCACGCCCAGCACTTGGGAGGACTTAAGAGCAGAACTTGAGCGCGACCTTGTGCCGATCCTGTTAGCATTATGGGAGCCGCTGGGAGGACTTATGCCGATACCTACTATAGACCTTCCGGACGGAGTGGTAAGCACTTCGCTTGTCTCTCAGTCTGAAATGGTGCAATTTGTTACAAATACGCTTAATGTCTGGCAAGCCAAAATGTGGAAGATAGCGGAGGCCGCGGAGAATGATACAATATATTCCTTCCAGCCGCTTATCGTAGCCGCGAAGTATCAGCCTGTGCAGTTTGGCCCGGACATTAACCCGGTTAACTTTGATCCTACTGTTGCGAAGCCTGCGATCGCTACACAGTGGCGGAAGGCTGTAAACATAGGATTTGACGTAACCAATACTTATCACATTGAGCCTACTATTACAGTAGCGAAGGAGGTATAGAAATGGGCTGGACGAGAAACTATTACAACCTGCTCACAGCGTTTTTACTCGGAGACACTACAGAAACAAGCGTTAACACTCCTGTTGATTATCAGCCGCCGATAGTAATAAGGAAACAAAACGGCGATTATACGAACATAATTTATCACTCTGGTTCTTCTAATTATACACCTGAAAAAAGATTATCTGGTAGTGACTACAACACTTTATTTACATATTTTATGCAGCTCGGTAAACTGAGTTTTGGTTATCACGAACGCCCAAATACCTATAACTGGGACACATTAGGAAACTATATACAATTTGGTACAGGCTCAACCGCTGCAGACTACGAAGATTATCAACTTGAAAGTCCCATAACTTCCGGCTTAAGTATGGTTCAATCTGAAGGCACGCTTACGGCACCCTCTGCGTTTGACGCCGTAACGCACAAATACAGCTCTACAAGAACCTTCACTATAAACAACACAAGCGACAGCTCTATAACTCTATCAGAGCTCGGTATCTTCTCCTGTTCATGCCTTGTCTATCGTGAAGTGCTCGCTACGCCTATCACGATCGATCCGGGCGAAAGCGTTACCGTATCGTTTACCAGAGAGGCAACAGTATTTAATTACACGCCCTATACTTGATAAGGAGGCAGTAGCATGATCACATTTTATAAGATAAACTCTGACGGGCTCTACAGGGCCGCAGGCCTTGCAGAAGATATCCCGGATCTTCCGAAACTTAACGGAGCTAAGTTTTTCGCAATAGACGAAAATAAGACTTACTTCTATGACGCGGACAATGACACCTGGGAAGGCTATACCGGGGATCCGGAGGACCACGACGAGCTCATTGATTTTCAGACGAGATAAGGAGGTAGCAAAATGGTAACAGTAGTAGGTAAAACTGCAGAAGGCCTCGGAGTATATAGGGGCCTTAGCACAGATCTTCCGCTTGTTCCGGCGCCTAAGAACGGCTCACGCTTCTTTGCAATGGATAACGGTAAGACTTACTGGTATGACGCTGACAGCGATACCTGGGAAGGGTACTCCGGAGGCGGAGGCGGGGGAGGAGGTACCGACGACTACGAGGATCTTTCAAACCTTCCGCAGATCAACGGTGTAACACTTAAGGGAAATAAGACGCTTGCAGCGCTTGGGATCCAGCCCGCTGATACTGTCGTTACAGGCACGCTTGCGGCAGGAGCTACGAGCATTACTTTATCGAGTGAAGCTATTACAGCTTCAAGCACGATTGACATATATACCGGAACTTATGGCGTAAATCCTACAGATATTACTGTAGCGACCGGCAGCATAACTATGACCTTTACAGCCCAGCTTGCAGACCTTCCTGTAAAGGTGGTGATTAAATGACTTGGTTTAAATCAGGCGGAATAATGGGGCCTAAAACGGGAACCTGGCAGCTTAAGACAACGACCGGCAAGAAGTATATTATCATAGGCACTGACGACGATAACGCCGGTAATGCCAAGTTTTTCAGGCTGCTTAGAACATACAACTTCCCGTATACTATGAACGTTGAGGCCGAAAGCATGAACGTAGAGCTTCCCGGTGGTGCTTACGGACCTAAGCCGCTCGGCTCCGACGTCGACGCGGATATCTTCGGACCTTCAGACGCCCCGGCGCTCTTCCCTAATGGTGTTAATGTCCTGCAGCTCGGCACATATTTAAAAGAGCATAATAAGGGAGAGGTTGCACAACACGGAGGATCCGGCAACACCTTGTGGGACAGCTCCGAGCTTACAGGCTCCTTCCTTGACGGCTTGTATAGTACCTATACCTCAGAAGGTGGCACCAAGACCGAAGCAGAACTTAAGGAAGCGATCCTTAAAGCAAAGGCCGCTTCGGACGTTCAGCAAGGCGCTCCCTATGTCTTAAAATCCCACTCGATCCTTGAGAGATATTATAACTTCGCTATTAATACCGTAGGTATTTGGGGCGGAGAACCTAAGGTAACGATCGACGGCATAGAGCTTAATCTTAATACGATAAAAGGCTGGGACGGGTACCCCTGGAGAGTGAACGGCTATAAAGCGGCCTCTACAGTCTTAGGCCAGGGCGTGGAAGTAAACACAACACCTTACAACATAAGCAGGCAACTTGATAAGACAGAAGCCGCAGCCCTTGAACACTTAGGACAGATCAGCCCCGGCTGCGCTCATGAATTTTTCTGGCACGCGCCTTTTACAGACATAGGCAATACTGCGCTCCGTAATCTTTTTACGGTTATAGCTGCGCTCGTTACAGCAGGCAGGGCCGAAGTAGTGACAAGGGAGCAGTACGAAGCACTCGGCGAGTATGTAGCTAATCCCGTGGTTAGTATAGCAGCTTCGAGAGCTGATATAACCGTAGGAGATCCTGACAGCAAGAGCGAGTACCATGTAACCGCGACCTATGCAGACGGCACAACGGCGGACGTATCAAGCAGCGCTGTTATATTTAACGAGAACGTAGACACGAGCACGGCAGGCACTTATCAGGTGCCGATCAACTACTTGAATAAGAACGTTACTATATCGGTAGTAATGACAAGCGGAGGCTCTGCAAGCGTGGCCTTGCATTTTTATCACACCGGGCGTATCAATGCCAACACAGGCGAGTATTATACAAACAGCTCAAGTACTGACTACTTCGCCTCCAATGAGCTGATCGACTATGACAGCACCAAGACCTATTATGTATCGTTTACAGGTACAACGTCCAACTCCGGTACAAGGCCGAAGCTTCAAGAGATGTTCTGCTATGACGCTAACGGTGATTATCTCGGTTACTTCGGGCTCTCAGGATATCAGGGCAGGATCACAGACATGGCGCTCACAGATCCGACGGTCACATATCCCACAACAGCCAAGATCAGGATCCAGGGCAGAGTTAATAATGCTCATGCGACTTCACAGGTGAATGACTGGAGCTGCGTAAAGAGTTGAGCGGAGCGAAGGCC